ATGAAATGTACAATTTTACATGAAAGCCGCGGCCGTATGCGTGTGCATGTAAATGCCGTGCGTATGACCCTGCACCGTGCAGATGTTTTGGAAGCATACCTGAACCATTCGGAAGTCATTGAACATGCCAAAGTGTATGAACGCACCGGCGATGTTCTGATCCAATATAAGGGCAGCCGTGCGGGTGCAGTAACGGTGCTGAGCCATTATAAGTTTGATAACCCAGAACTGGATTCACTGGTTACTTCGGCTGACAGCCGTAAGATCAACCAGGAATACCAGGAACGTTTTGTCAACTTGGTGGTGTTCCGTGCGTTCCGCAAGCTGTTTCTGCCTGCTCCGGTGCAGGCCGTTATCACGGTGTTCAAAGCAATTGAATTTATCCGCCGTGGTCTGGTCTGCCTGTGGCATCGCAAGCTGGAAGTGGAAGTGCTGGATGCACTTTCTATCGGTGTATCGTTGCTGCGCAGTGACTTTAATACCGCCGGTTCCGTTATGTTCCTGCTCAATGTGGGCACTTTGCTGGAAGAATGGACACGCAAAAAGAGCCTGGATGATCTGGCTCGCAGCATGTCCCTGAACGTTGACCGTGTTTGGGTGCGCAGTCAGGGGACCGAAGTTCTGATGCCCATCACGAAGGTCAAGGCGGGGGACGAGATCATTGTGCGTTCTGGCAACATGGTGCCGCTGGATGGCACCGTGATCGAGGGCGAAGCCATGGTCAACCAGGCGGCCCTGACCGGTGAGTCGATGCCGGTACGCAAGATTGCGGGTGCGACAGTTTATGCAGGTACTGTTGTTGAGGAAGGCGAATGCGTTTTTGCTGCAAACGCCGTGGATGGTGCCAGCCGTTACGATAAGATCGTATCTATGATCGAAGAGTCCGAAAAGCTCAAGTCCGGCACAGAAAACCACGCCCTGGAGCTGGCGGATCGCCTGGTGCCGTGGTGTCTGGCTGGTACGGTCGTGACCTATGCGCTCACCCGCAACGTAACCCGCGCAATCTCGATTCTGATGGTCGATTTCTCTTGCGCACTTAAACTTTCCATGCCACTGGCCGTGCTGTCTGCTATGCGTGAATGCGGTTCCTACCACATCACCGTCAAGGGAGGCAAGTATCTGGAAGCCCTGTCCAAGGCGGATACTATTGTGTTTGATAAGACCGGTACCCTGACCCATGCAAGTCCTAAAGTGGTCAAGGTTGTGCCGTTCTCCGGGTGTGATGAGGAGGAAGTTCTCAAGCTGGCCGCCTGCCTGGAAGAGCACTTCCCGCATTCCATGGCAAACGCCGTGGTGCGTGCTGCCAAGGCGCGCGGCATTACCCACGAGGAGATGCATACCGAGGTAGAGTACATTGTGGCCCACGGCATTGCAAGCCGCGTGCGCGGGGAGCGCGTTGTGATCGGCAGCCATCACTTTGTGTTCGAGGATGAAAAGTGCGTCATTCCCGCTGCGGAACAGCAGAAGTTTGACGATCTGGAACCGGAACATTCGCACCTGTATCTGGCTGCCTGCGGCCAGCTGGTGGGCGTTATCTGCATTGCGGACCCGCTGCGCCCCGAAGCACGCCATGTGCTGCGCCAGCTGCGCGCCATCGGTGTCACCAACACTGTGATGATGACCGGTGACAGTGACCGCACCGCAGCCGCGATTGCCCGCCAGGTAGGCATTGATCAGTATTTCTCGGAGGTTCTGCCGGAAGATAAGGCAGAGTATGTCCAAAAAGCAAAGGCAGAAGGGCATACCGTTGTCATGATCGGCGACGGCATCAATGATTCACCGGCTTTGTCTGCTGCCGATGTTGGTATCGCCATCAACTCTGGCGCAGCCATTGCACGCGAAATTGCCGATATTACCATCAAAGCCGACAGCTTGGAAGAGTTGGTGCAGCTCAAGAGCATTGCCAACGCCATGCAGCGCCGTGTGGCGAGCAACTATCGCTTTGTGCTGAGCTTTAACTCTGCCCTGATCATTCTGGGCGCACTGGGCATTTTGCAGCCGGCAACCTCGGCTATGCTGCATAATCTTTCCACCATCGGCATCAGCCTGAAGAGTATGACGAACCTGCTGCCCGAAAAAACGCAGAGCCAGCTGCAGCAGGAGAACACAAAGGCCTGATGCAGGCACTAATCGCATGAAAACGCAGCCACTATAAACAGGTGAGCTGCTGTCAGCAGGAAAAAAGTATGGCAGAACGATGAAAAGAAAACTGAAAAAGAAAAAATACGAAAAAAATCAAAATTTTTTAGAAAAAAGCTTGACTTTCTTTAGAAGCCTGTTATAATAATACCTGTTGATGACAGCAGCCCACGTTCGACCGGGTGTAGCGCAGTTTTGGTAGCGCGCTTGAATGGGGTTCAAGAGGCCGTGAGTTCGACTCTCGCCACTCGGACCAAAATGAATACGGCTGTTGCACCGACAAAAAACCGCTAAGTGACGATGCTTAGCGGTTTTTTCTTTGTTCAAATCTGTTCAAAAACGTTCAAAAATGTATATTATTCATGGTGCATTCATGGTGCAAAAATTTTATACATTGTTTTGCAATCCGGGTTATCGGGATTTTGGTGCGGATTTGGTGCAAAAAAATGCGCCGAAGTGGTTGAACCACCGCAGCGCATAAAAATTTTTTGGCAACATTAAGTAGGGGCATCCCTTAATTAACATTTGACAAAATAGCCTCAAGCTTTTTCCGTGCTTCCTCAATCATTTGGGGTTTAAGGGCTAAATAAACTTCATGAATCATTTTGGCGTTTGCATGGCCCACAAGCTGAATTGCAATCTCTTCCGGCACACCGGCCATTGCAAGCATGCAGACATATTCGTGCCGGAATTGGTGCCCACACACAGGAACCTTCCAATCAGTATATGCAACGGTTACATTCTTGCCGTGCTTTACAACGCTTTTGGTTCTGGGCACCGGCTTTGCCACGCCGTATTTTCGCCAGAACTTTTGCCACATACGATCATAGCGGCTTTTGCTTACAGGCTTTGTATCAAGGCCAATAATGTATGTGTCTTTTGGCATTTTGCGGATGGGCTGTAGGGCTTCTTTTAGCATGGAAAGCAGCGGCACTTGCCGGATTGCTGCCGGGGTTTTGCCATAATCCCTTATCACAGCGGCATTGCCCTTGTGCTCTATCGTTTTTGTGATGTGGATGATGTTTTTATCAAAGTCAATATCACGCAGCTGTATGGCGCACATTTCGCCCTTGCGCTCGCCAGTGCAAAGATAAGCCACCGCAGGGAGCGCATCGGGGTCAAGGTAATGTTCCTTTACCACTGCCACTTGCTCGTTTGTAGGGGGCTGTCGTTTGCCCTTATGCAGGCCGCGCGGCATTTTAGTTTGCGTTGCCGGGTTTACATCTCCGCGCCACTTTGGACTGTCAATCCAATACTGGAAGATGTTGTTTATCACAGTCTTTTGGTTTGATACCGTTGTGGCAGCCCGCCCGGCCATTTCAGGCCCGCGCAGAAATTCCGCGATCATGTAAGGCTCAATTTCCCGCATGTGGTATTCGCCAAACTCGTCAGTAGCCCGCTTAACGGCAGGCAGGTAGCTTTTTTGCGTTCCGCTTTTCATGCCCTGCACAACGCGGATATATTCTTTTGCAATTTCGCTAAACAGCGGCCCAGCATTTGAACGCTCTTCTTCAATTCGTTTCTTTTCTTCCTGCTCTTCTTTGGCATCCTCAACCTTTTGCCAGACCTCTGCGGGCGTATTGGCAGAAAAGGTTTTCCAAACGCCACCTATCATCTCTTTCCGCTGGTATCTTCCGTCTTTTCTGTGAAAAAGCCCAACTGTCAAATCTTTTTTCATCTTGCAGCCCTCCCAAAAATGTTTTATAATGAAACCGTCAACTTTTCATGTTGACGGCCCTTTATCCCTTGCTGGTGTGGCACCACCGGCAGGGGATTTTTTATTTTTCCCTTGCGTTATATTCGCCGTTGCCTGCCAGAACGGCAGCTTCTCCGGCTTGCAGGCATATTTGCAGGCGGTCAAAGTCCGGCTTGGTGCTTTCCGGGCAGGGATCATTCCCAGTTGCGGTATCTATCCGGTAGTTCTGTATTACGGCCTGACAGACGCGTACACGGCTTTGCATGGACGTATGAGCGTTAGCGCATAACAAGTCTATCTGGCCCGCCCAATCGCTTCCATGCGCCCCACACAGGATATACAGCAAACGGCGCTTGTACAGACCCGGCATCTGGGCGATATAATCAGAAAGTGCCTTGTCTACCTGCTCGTCCGTCCAGTTTGGAGTATCGGTATCGCTGAATGCAGACGGCATCCAGATGCGCTGCAGCCAGCGCCAGGGGGATTGTTTGCAGACGGTGAACCACATCAACAGATCATCGTTTCGAATAGGGGAAAGCCCTTCTTCCCAGTTGCGCACCGTGCGGATGTTCACATCCATCTGCCGGGCTACATATTCTTGCGAAAGCCCGGATTCCAACCGGCACTGCGAAAGAATAAGTCCTTCACGTTCTCTGAAATCAGCTCTACTTTCCATTTCATCACCCTCAATTTTTTACATGTTTTGCGCTCTAAATGCGGTAAGATTTTTATACAACAACAGTTAAGGAAATATAAAGAAAAAAATATTCAAAAAATGCCATGGAAATAAATGGAAGCCATGGCATAAAAAACATGTTAAGATTCTTACTGTAGTCAAAAAACACAGGAGGAATCAACAATGAATAACGTGGAACGTCTAAAGAATTACCAAAACCGTAATGCGGCAACCATTGAAGCATTGTATCGCGCTGTGCTGCAAGACCGAGCACGGAGGGAAAACAGCCATGAAACTGCCTGATTTAACCACCCCACCAAAGCACGGACGCAAAAGGCCGAAAAACCGGACAGTAAAGCGCGAAACCTGAAATTTGTGCGTTTTGCTAATTGACCGTTACGGCAATCTGTAATAAGATGTAAGTACAACACAAAGTTGTCAAAATGACAACTTACAACTGATGCGGGGAGGAACAATGACTGACATAGAAAAGCAAATATCAGCAACCAAACTGGCAATACAACTCTGTGACAAGCTGGGGATTGATTATACATATGGCGATAGGGGATGTACATTAAATGGAGAACCTGTTCCCGATGCCGGATTGTTATTCCCCGTAAAAATCTTTTATAAAGGCTATACTACAACGCCGGAATACGACCCATACGATAAAATCTATTACGGCAAGATTGATGGTATCAAAGATTTGGTTGACTATCACGCAGAAACCGTTGACGGCATCGGGCAAGCGATCATTGACTGCGTTGATAATTACATTGCGTTCTGCAAAGAGATCGGGAAAGAACCGGATGCCCCAGACGAAAAAAATCAGAACCAGCCGGATGAAAACATTCTGGCCGCATACGAGAAGATTCGGCGCTTGGGCAATATCCAGAGCACCATTTTCACCATTGCGGATTACCTTTACACCGCCGCATGGGTATGGTTTGGGCTTACAATGCTGCTTTTTATCATTGCCGCTACTGTGAAAGGATGAAGAACATGATTAACGAAGATTTTCTGCGCCGCGAGATGAACGACATCAAAGCATCCAACGGATACACCATTGGCATGTTGTTGCTGGTACTTCTGCCCATCGGGCTGAGTATTGTAATGCAGCTGATGATTCTCAAGCTGATTTTGGCCTGAGTGACAGTGATCTGAACGGAGGATATAAAGTATGCTACTTATTGTATTACTTGCGATTTTAACCATCGTCTTTGGCTGGATTTCATATGCGCTGCTCGATGCGTTTGGAGAACAAATCGTTTTCTTCGTGGCGCTTGTGCTTGCAATAGCATCCGGCGTTTGCGCTGTGGTTTTCGGCGCAACTGCGCTCGCTTACCGAATAGGATACAAAGCGGACAAAATCAGCGCTGAAACACGTTATCAGGGAATCATCCACCAGATTGAAACTGTTAAATATACGGATGATATCGCGAAAGAACGCCTGTATGAACAAATCATTGCATGGAATCAGGATGTAGAGCGGGGAAAAGTCATTTCTGGAAGCCTCTGGATTAGCTGGAGCGTTTCACCCGTCTACAATGATTTGCAGTGTATTGAATATCCGGATTGGGAAGGCAAATAATACAACCCCACTCAAGAGAGAAACACACACTAGGAGGAACATATGCAAACAAAGAAATATACTGCGGCAGAACAGGCGGAAAACATCAGCAAGCTAATTGCAATCCTGCATACCTTTACGCCGGATCAGCTGGCGGATTTTGCATCCGCTGCGCAAGATTTAATAGCAAAACAGTAAAATCCGGGTTCTGCAAGCAAATAGAAATGAGTTCTTGAATGTTTTCGGGCAAATCGGATATAAGCTCACCGCCTTGTGCGGTGGGCTTTTCTTTTTTGTTGGTGTCATCGCCCTGAATGTCAGAAACTTCAACACCCAAATATTCGGCTATGATAGGCAGCTTTGATTTTCTGGGGTGGGTTCGTCCAGTATTCCATTGGCTATACACCCCGCTACTTACCCCCAGGTATTCACACAAATCTGCGCCATTTTTGTTTTCTTTAGTTAAATAGTAGTTGATTTTGTCTATCGTTCGCACAGCTAAGCACACTCCTTTTGTGCAATGTGCTATATTTCTATCATTTCTAAGTTTACTCTTTACATTCTTAGAAAACTTAGTTATAATAGAAACATAGCTTGACGGCAAAGCAAAAGCTAAGGCCACAAAATAGCGGTCTTTGGAAAGTTATTGTTTGTTGCAATTCAATAATATCTAATTATAGCTTAGTTGTCAAGATATAAAACTAAGTTTTGGAGGTGATTTAATGAAGGAATACACGCAGTACAAAGTGCTGCGGGAAAAAGCCGGGCTTTCGGTCAAGCAGGTAATGGAAGCGCTGAATGTGTCTGACGCTGCTGTTTATTTTTGGGAAACAGGCGCAAACGCACCCAGCACCAAAAAGCTGCCGGACATTGCCAAACTTTACGGCTGCACGGTAGACGAGCTATTGAAGGAGGTGAAACCCAGTGTTCCCAAACCTATTGATTGAGCTTAAAAAGCAGCGTTGTACGCAGCAAGACCTTGCGCAGCATATTGGAATTTCCCGCGCTACCATGCAAAACAAACTGACCGGGCACTCCCAATTTACCCTGCGCGAGATGAAAGCCATTCAAGGGGCGCTCAAAGGCTGCACGCTGGATTACTTGTTCACTGAATGTAGCACGGAGGTGGAACCTTGATGCAAGACAGCAAAACACCCCCGCCCGATGAGCTAGACCGAGTGGGGGCAGAGATTAAGCGCCTAAAGTGGAGTGTTTCATTTTTGAGCGTCTGGTGCTTTCTGCAGGCTATCAGGTTGTTTAGTATTGGACGTAAAATCACACAGATTTATGACATCCTGGCCTTGTGTGCGCAAAGCATCCAGCTTATCACAGATAACTTGAGCAGTATTTACGAGGTTTTCGTCAAGCTCAATAACTTGATTTAGCCCTTCTTTGATTTGAACAGAATCTTCGTGAATCAGGGCCAACTGCTTATTGGGGAGTGACTGCGAAAGCATCCACAGAATCACTGAAATCCATATACCAAACAGTGCGATTGCATCATTACGAGACAAATGCGGTTTGCTTCGCAAAGGCGCAATGACACCGGTTTTGATAGAGGATACAGCACTTTGGGGCAGCTTTGAAGATGCCTGATTTAAGGTTTTTTCAAACTCTTGCAAATCACTTTCCAATTCCGCCGGATCTGTGCATAGAAAATCATCTGAATGGTCTTGTGATATGGCAAATGCGGCCTGATTGATTAGCTGTTCAATATCCGTGTTTTCCCACATTGCTGCGGTTTCCTGCGCAAGGCTTTCCAGATAAGGCACAGAAAATTCGTTTGCGTTTGAAATTTTGGGTGCCAGACCTTGCAGGGTATCTGCGATTTGCTGCATGGTTGGGTTTGGCTTCACGCTAACCTGGATGTTCGATTTGCGCATCTTTTCCGCAAGCAGGCGGAATGTATCAGCGCTGGATGGTAAAGCAGATTTATTTTCCATTATCTCACCTCCTTCCCGCCTTATTCTATCACGGCGGAAGGGGGCAAACAACACAAGTTTCTGAAGAAGGTGAACAAATGAACAACATACAAATTTTCAAGTACGAAAACAACGATGTGCGCACGGTGGAGATGAACGGCGAGCCGTGGTTTGTAGGCAATGATGTAGCTGCTGCACTTGGTTATGGAAAGGGAAAATCTCTTGCTAACGCTGTAACAAATCATGTTGATTCTGAAGATAAAGGGGTCACTGAATTGATGACCCCTGGCGGTAAACAAAACGTTGGCTGAACGGGATGCCAGAATTTCGGAACTGACGGTTCAGAACACTATCATGTTGCCGAAAGCTCGATATTTTGACGAAATGATCTCACGCAATACACTCACCAATTTCCGCGAGACCGCAAAAGAGCTTGGAATCAGCGAAAAGGCTTTTATCCGCTTCCTGATTGACAAGAAGTACATTTTCCGCAACCAGCGCGGCAAGCTCATTCCGTATGCAAACCGCAGTGATGGCTGGTTTGAAGTCAAGGAATGTTACAACGAAAAGACCAACTGGAGCGGCATCCAAACCCTAGTAACCCCTAAAGGCCGCGAAGCCTTCCGGCTGCTGTGTTTGAAAGCTTTGTGAAAGGAGAGAAACATATGAACGATAAAAGCGTAACCAGTTTTGGGAATACCACTGTTACCCAGACGGCACATGAGATTGACCTGAAAGTCGGCCCCGACATCAAGATTCCGCCGGAAGTTACGTTCAAGGACGTAAAAAACGAAACTGTCCTTGGTGACCCGAACAACATGCACATCACAACCGGCCACTTCAATTTGGCCGATTTGAAGAAAAGGAGCGAAACGCATGAGTAAGGAAGATGTGGCGTTGCTCTTATCCGTTCTGGCCCTTGCAATCAGCATTATGGGGGCCGTGAGGTTTTGAAAGGAGGGGAGCATATGCCCCGTGAAAAGCCCCATTATCAAGAAACCCTTGTTGGCATCCGCGCCCGCGCTGCTGAACTTTACCCCGGCCAACTGTTGTTTGGCCCCACAAAGGTTGCTAATATTCTTGGCAAATCTCGTGGCTGGGTATGGCAGCATTACGGTAGCTTCCGTGATTTAACCGTTGAACAAATTGCAAGCCTTATCTGCTGATTGACGGCCTGATTTTTGTTTATCCGCGCGAGATTCATTACGATACACACGGGTTAAAGATGGGCTACTGTGAGCGTTCTTTGCGGGCACAGACACCGATGGGTGAGCGCATCAGCATTGCCAAAAGTGAAACCGTGCCGGAAGGCAGCACCATTGAATTTGAGGTTGAATGCCTTGACCCGAAATTGGAAGATATGGTGCGTGAATGCCTGAATTACGGCAGAATGCGCGGTATCGGCCAGTGGCGCAACAGCGGCAAGGGTACTTACCTGTGGGATGAACTTGATGACAACGGCAATGTGATCGGCGGAAACAACAAGAAAGGACACTAACATGACTGCAAACAAAAAGAGCCGCCCGGTGTACTGCAATACACTGAACGGCAAAAAACGTGAAATTTTCCGGTTTCACAAGTCCATTTTAGCCCATATTGTTCCGGTTTGCAAGTGCTTTGCAAACTTTACCCTGCTGGGTTGTGCAATCGGCACCATTTGCGCCGCTGCTGGCCTTGCAGAGGGCGGCGGGGTCGCATCTTTGGCCGGGCTTATTGCCTGCCTGCTGGGCGGATGGGCCGCTATTACGCTGCGGGAGGTATTGGCATGAACCCTTTTGAGATTGAGATGGCATTTGAATGTAATGACCCGCAAAAATACCTGGTGTTTTTTGAAACTGTCCAAATCGCAATCCTGGACACGAACAACAGCGAACAATGGAAATACGACCAAATTTTCGCAGCCTACTGCGCTGCAATGAGAGGCATGGCAAAACGACTGGATGAGGAGGAAACAAATAATGAGCGATAACAAGACTTGGATTAAGGCGTACAAGGGCTTTGATAAAGACCTGAAATGCCGTGATTTCCAGTATGAAATCGGCAAGACCTACGAGGAACCCACCGCAGAACTATGCAACAGCGGCTTCCACGCCTGCGAGTACCCGTTGGATGTATTTGCATACTACGCCCCCGGCGACATGAGCCGCTACTGTGAGGTGGATTTGGACGATGTGAGCGACAAGAAAGGCAACGATGATAGCAAGCGCTGCGGTAAAAAGATTGCTGTGAAAGCAGAAATCGGTATTGCTGGACTTGTAAAGGCTTCCGTTGATTTTGTGATGGAAAACATAAAGGACGAAAAAAAAGCGTCCACCAACACGGGCGACTACTCCGCGTCCACCAACACGGGCTACTACTCCGCGTCCACCAACACGGGCTACCGCTCCGCGTCCACCAACACGGGCGACTACTCCGCGTCCACCAACACG